CGATTGAAGGATTGTTCCAGCTTACTACAACTTGATTTACTCTTGTTTTCTGCCCAGTGCTTTCGTATACGAAAGCTCCATCAAGAACATTAGCTTTAGAAAAGCTATATACGGGATCGCCGGGCGAATCAAGCACTGTAGAAAGATTTCCATCCATCCAGTATACAAGAGATGAAAAAATTGTAGCCATATCTTTCACAACTTTATATACATCAGTTGCTTTTGATAGATACAGGTTGGCTGTAAATCGAGGCTCAAATCCTCCTTTTCCATCCGGAACTAATTCATCACAGTATTTTGAAACTCGGTACAAAGAGTATATATCTATATCAGAAAGATTTATCCACTCTCCTGCTCCAAAACGATCATTTGTAATAATATCTAAGAATACCCAGACAGGATTGTTTGTATAGTATAATTCGTCACTAAAAGTTCCTGACCAAAAAGCAGGATAAGTAGGAACAGTATACTCAGCGGTATTTCCACTTTTTGCATCTGTTTTGGACTGTTTTACAGAAGAGTATTCTCTAGGCTTGTATCCTTCAGGTACTTTGACTTTCATCCCTCGAATTTCATAACTTCTTTTAGGTACAGAAGTAAATTCTCGAGAATCTAAAAATATTCCTGCATGAGCAGTATAAGGGTAAGAAAATTTATCTTTATTTATTGCAACAGCATTTGAAATTGAAGAGGTTGAATCTCCTTGATCTGTATCATGGGCTGGAGGAGCATCCCCACCACCAGCTTGAACAGCTCTACCTTTAGGACGAGTCAGCCTAAAAATGCGAATTTTAAAGTCATCGAAGGGTTTAATATAAGAAAGATCAATATAATGTTCAAAAGAGACAGGGCTTCTATCTTTTCCTTGATGTTCAATCTGGCCTGCTACATTTCCATCTGCATTTCTAAACGCACCTTTATACTTTTCAAATCCTGAAGCACCCGGAGCTTTTCTTGCAATTTGTATTAAGTATTTTGCATAGTTGTGTATATCATCGCCATTATCTTTACGAATTGCTTGCAATGAGCTATATGCTATAGAAATTCTAACCTCATCTAAGCTTTTAACTACATCTGGATTTGAGGAAAAATTACTTCCTTGAATTACAAAAGGCTCTGTATTTCCTTCACTATCAATATCTTGACCTTCTGGATAATCTAAAGTAGAATGTACTTGTACTCCTGTTAATGTATCACTTGGATTATTACTGTTCCATTCATTATAGTTTATCTGCCTTAAAATAGTATTACTTAAATTTGTTGCTGTATACGAGACTCCGCCCCCGACACCATTTAACTCTGTAATTGGATCTTGAAAAGTTGAACCAGCTCTAAATTGAGCTACAAAATTATTAGAGGATGCGGGCGTTTCTGCGTCAAGCTCATCAGGGCTTGGTGCCTTAGAGCCTGTAAAAGAAAAAGAATATGTAATGGGAGAAGTTATAGAACCTGCACCTGCAGAAGGAGCATTCTCAAGAGTTATAGTATTATTTATTGCGTTTATAGATGTAATCTTTATGATTTCTAAAATTTGTACTTTGTAGCTAACATTAGTATTTGCAAGCCAATAGTATTGATTATAATTAGAATTTAAGGGAATAAATTTAAGTGAAGTAGAAGAAATATATTCTCCTTCTCCAATCGCAATTATAGCATTTGTTTCAGGATCTGCTAAAACAATATGCCTATCATCTATTAGAGGAGGCGTGCTTATTTCGAAAGTAAAAGTTCCTGACAGACCAGAATTTCCACCGCCAGAAATTGCAAGCGAAGTTATAGAGCCTCCTGAAACTGAAGGTGTTGCAGTAACGTTTGGAACTACTTGAGGGCCGTTTACTGTAATTTTAACAACTTTAACAGTAGGCAGAGGATTTGTAGTATATCCGGAACCTCCCGTGGAAGGATTAATTGTAGAGTTTAAACTTCCATTTACTAAATTTATAACAGGAAATGTAGCGCTTTCATTAAATGTATTGTATAAACTGCTAAATGTACTTCCCGCCGCAGGAATAATAGTAATATTTCCGTTCGTTCCTACTGCAGAGGCACTGCTTTTTGTAATTCCTGAGTTTCGTAAAACTGCAAAATTATTGTTTTTTGGAGTCCCTCCCATAGATGCAGGAATATTTTCAGATACAGATCCTACAGAAGTTCCGCTAAAAGTGACTTTTCCGTCTACAGGAGTCCACGGAGCATCTGGGTCAATATCTTTTACTCGATTACCATTTAAGAAAATAGAGGCATCACCGTATACGAGACCTTCGACAGGGCCTTCAACAAGGGCATCGTGAATAAAAATATGTTGCTGATTACTTTTTACTGGAGTTACCATAAATAATTCCTAAGTTTTAATAGTATATGATGAATAATACTTATAATCTCCGGGCAAGGATCCCGTGCCGCCGTTATGATAACCGCTAGAGTATACTCTTTCTTTATTTCTTAGTTCGAAGCTAATTGGACGACCTGGGATTCGTATTTCCCCATATGCGACAGGAACAGGGTCACCTTCTAATACAGATTGTTCACTTCCTTGAAATAAGTACGAGTTTTCCCCTGCTGAAGTATTCGGAGAATCTACAGAAGGATCTGGTGCCATCATCTGTTGTATCCCTGAAAGAGCCAAACTTACTCCTACTCCCAGAGCAGCCAAGCCAAATCCACTAGTCATCGCAAGTCCTAAACCTGCTTTTAATCCTGCCAAACCAAAGCCAACCCCCGCTTGTCCACCCAATGCTGCCGTTGCATTAAGAATATATGCCCCACCATACGCCACTAAAGCCACGATTACTATTGCTGCAAGAATTTTTCCAAAAGCACTTTTGGAGCCTGCAGGTTGAGGAGAGATAAAAATATCTCCTTCTCCCAAAGTTAACAACATTTCTTCCTCGTCGTCTAACCCTTTGTCTCCAACTTTACATAAAAATCCTATATTCTTTTCATGACACTCTATAAGATATTGACGAAGCTCTGGAAAATTGCAAGTTAAACACCTCCATACATCAGCTACAGATTCTGCATAAATTGTAAACTCAGACCCAAACTTTTTTGCAATTACTCCTTCTAAATATACTTTACGCTCCATATCTATACACTCCTATTAATGCTTGCATCCAAAATCTATCTAAAGGTTCTCTACATGATAATCTGTTTTCTGCATGGTGAAAAAAATTATTATCTCCTATATAAACTCCACAGTGATCAGGAACGTCGTGCTTAACTTTAAATATAAGAACATCATTCTTTTGTACTTCTTCCATAGGAATCTTAATGCCGCCCCACTGTTCTATAATTTGATCAGAAAAATAATCTAATTCTCTATCCCACCAGTTGTCCTCAAAAGGTATTCTTGGAGGTATGTCAATATTTTGACTCTTTAAATAATCTCTCATTGCTTCAAAACAATCTTGTACACCAAACTTATATTCTCTTCCGATTAGGGGGTAAGTTTTTTCTTCAGGTTCTATAATATTTAGTTCCATATCTGGATAACTAAAAATCCAATAAGGCACTCCTAGTGCATTACAATTATTTATATCAGAAATACTTGGCTCATTTGATGCATCTGGATGACTATGTACTATTGCAAATATGTCGCATTTCTTTACAATATTAAAATATTCATCCGAAGAAAGAATAAAATCATCATCATCTTCTGCAACGTTTGTACAAGGAAACCATTTTTTCTTTCCTTTTACGATTCCAATAATACCACAACCTTCTCGGGGATACGACTCTTCAAAATGCTTTTGTATTTCTTCAATCATTACTTAAACTTACGACTTCCGGGGAATCCTCCAAAAGGTAAAGCAACCTCTGTATTTGTATACACTGTACCTGTATATTTCGGGTGAAATCTACATTTACAAGAATTGACAGTTTTTCCACAAACATCATTAGCAGGATCAGCTACATAGTTATTATCAATATCAAAATTCATTCGAGTATCTACTCGCACTACTAAAGCAACAGTGCCTCCAATAATTGAAGTGGGTATAGTTACAGTTTCATTACTTTCAAAACTATGTCCCGGGTTATTTATAGTAACTGTAGAGGATCCACTTGCTACTGTAACTGTTAAAGCCCAGTCAGCTGGAGTAAGCTCGTTGGGGTCGGTACTTGTACCTGAGTATGCAATATTTGCAGTATTGTGATTTATAATATAAGTTCCGTCTGTCGCACCATTTGAATCAGTAGTTACTGATATAGTTCTCATTCCATTATTTTTCCAAGGGCATCCCGACTTATAAGTACCCACTACGGCACCTTTGTATGCCCAAGGGCAATATTTCCCAATTACATATCTGTTAGGGATTTTTAATCCCTGCACATCTAGGGGGTTTGCAAGTTCAAAAGAGACTAATAAATTAGTTTCTGTTGCTACTCTGTCTAACACGAATTTCTGTTGTGGAAATTCTATAGGCGTTGGAGCTGCGTTAACTGCTAGTCCATCTGATCCCGTTTTTGTGGCATGATTCTGAGGATACCACTTATCTACGTTAGGAGTAACAGTAGTATCTGTTGATTTTACATAAGTATTTTTTAAAAGAGTTTTTCTATAAGCAACTACAGAACCTAAAACATCCTCATTTTTTATAATTCCTAAAGTTTCTAGAATTTCATCAAAGTTTGTTTCATTATCAGTACCGTCACTATCAGTTCTAGTGCTCTGATAAGGGTACCCCGTTAAAGTTCTCGATAAGGAAGCTATATTTGCAAGAGTTAATGTAGGTCTTGAAGAAGCTCCCGCACTTTCAACAGAAATACCTTCTATAGCAATTGGACAAGCTAAGTACTCCGCCCAAATAAAACTATTATTACCCTCATCATAAGGTACCCAAACATTATATTGCTCTTCTGTATTTAATCCATCAACTAAATGAATTAATTCTGTTCTATTA